TGGAAAGAACAGAAGAATTATATTCCTGTTCCAAGTTCTGTCATGTCTATTGTCAAGGTATTCCCTATGACAGACAAAGCATCACTGAATATGTTTGATATTAGATACCAGTTAAGGCTAAATGACTTATATGATTTTAGTTCAACTTCTGTTATGCATTACGAAATGACAATGCAACATTTAGATTTTCTGGATCATATCTTAATTGGTGAGACTGCTATTAGACACAATCAACACCAAAACAGATTATACTTAGATGCAGATTTTCAATCAGACTTTGTTGATGGGGATTACATAATTATTGAATGTTATCGTAACTTAGACCCTTCTTCATACCCAGATGTTTATAATGATATATTTCTAAAGAAATATGCAACACAACTTATCAAGAAACAATGGGGTGCAAACCTTTCTAAGTTTCAAGGTATTCAGATGTTGGGTGGGGTTGCACTAAACGGCGAACAAATTTATACACAGGCACAGGAAGAGATTGACAAGTTGGAAGAACAGATTCAACTTTCATACGAACTGCCGCCGATGCACATGATAGGATAAATTATGCCTACTAATGTATACTTTGATACAGGTACAAAACCAGAGCAGGCTCTGTATGAGGACTTGATGATTGAACAACTGCAAATTTATGGGCAGGATGTTTATTATATTCCTCGTAAGATGGCAGGCGTTGATAAGATTTGGCAAGAGGACATTAGTTCTTCTTTTGAATCTTCATACCTTATTGAAATGTACATGGAGAATGTAGATGGATATGAGGGCGAGAAAGAACTCATGTCTAAGTTTGGACTTGACATACAAGACGATGCAACCTTCATAGTTGCAAGAAGAAGATGGGAACAGTTTGTTTCGATAGACAACAATATAATTGTTTCGTCACGGCCTAATGAAGGAGACTTGGTTTACTTTCCAAAGGGAAAGAAACTGTTTGAAATTACATTTGTAGACCATGATGACCCTTTCTATCAGGTACACAATCTACCTACATATAAGTTAAAGTGTAAAACCTTTGAATATGCTTCTGAAGTTCTCGACACAGGTATTGCAGAAATTGATGCAATAGAAACCGACAACTCTTTGGATATGTTGTCACATCAAATGACACTAGAAGATGGTACAGGTTCACTTATGTTAGAGAATGCAGTAGAGGGTGCGGCAGCGTCCTATATAATACTAGAAACTTACAATATCGCAACGATTGATGAGAACTCGCAAAACGATGACTTTGAACTTGCAGATGATAATATATTAGACTTCACTGAATCTAATCCATTTGGTGATGCTGGGATGAAATAACTATGATTGGACAATATTTTTATAATCAATCCACACGAAATGTTGTGGTAGCATTTGGTACTCTTTTCAACAATATTCAGTTGACAAAGAAAGACAACAGTGGGAATGTCATTCAGACAATGAAAGTTCCACTTGCGTACGGCCCAAAACAAAAGTGGTTGGCAAGACTGACTGAAGACCCCAACCTTGCAAAGAAGGTTGCGGTTACATTACCTCGTATTGGTTTTGAAATTTCTGGCATCGAATATGATGTTTCTAGAAAACAGAACAAAATTATGAAAGTAAAGAAAGTTCTTGACGGTGCAGACAACGATCAGTTGAAATCTGGTTTCATGCCTGTTCCTTATAATGTAAACTTTGATTTGTATATCTTATCTAAAAGTTCTGATGATGCACTACAAATCGTAGAACAAATTCTACCATACTTCCAACCAGAGTACACAGTAACTTTGAGAGAAGTTCCAGAACTAGAAATCATTCGTGATGTTCCAATCGTTCTCAATACTATCTCTTATGAAGATGATTATGAAGGCGACTTCGCAAGTAGAAGGAGCATCATCTACACTCTAAGTTTTACTGCAAAGTACTACTTGTACGGCCCAGTAACGTCTACAAATGTTATTCGTTCTGTACAGGTTGACCAATATGCGAATATGCCTGTCAATGCGCCTTCAAGGGAACAGAGGTATACAGTTGCACCAAATCCATCAAACGCAACTGCACAAGAGTTTGATCCAGATGATGATAACTTCGGATTTAATGAGACAACATCTTTCTTTGAAGATGCGAAAACTTATGACCCTAAGACGGACACGGACGTATAAATAGTATAAAGAATTAGGAAAAAGACATGGCAAGCATTCTAAAGGTAAATGAGATACAACACACTGGTGGCACTAGTGCGCTGACTATGGATAGCAATGGTAGATTGTCAACATCAAAGGTTGTTGGATTTTCCGTTACAAAAGATGTCTCTCAAACTATTACTACTAATAGTACTAAAATTAACAACTTCATTACAACTACCAACATATACGGCGGGTTTAATACTGATGGAGCTGGTGGTTCTATGTTAAACCTATCAACAGGAATAGTAACAATACCTGTTACTGGATATTATCAGTCTAATGCTCTCATAAGAGTCGACAATTTCAATGGTGCTTATCATTTTCTTGATTTAGATAAAACGGATTCTAATGGCACTTATGCAGGCACCGGCGTAACTAGGTTAAGTCGTTCTTTAGAAAGTGCTACTGCTTCAGATTATACAATGTTGCAAATACACAGTGTAAATTATTTGCAGCAAGGCGATTTTGTGGCTCTTTATTGGGCTAACTCTGGGGATAACAGTGTCACGGCTCATGCAAACAGTTACTTTTCAATGTTTAAAGTAGGATAAAATAAAATGGCAATTAGAAAAATAATATCAAGAAGTATCGGAGTAGATGTTATCGCCGCAGAAGATTTGGCGGCAAACTCTGTTACTGCTTCTGAAATTCAAGACGGTGTAATTACACAAGCAAAACTTGCGTTTACTCCTGGCGGTGGTGGTGCATATCAAGGGGATAATAACTCTGGTTCAAGAACAGGTTCTACCGCAGACATCTTCAGAGTACATGAACAACAACTAGATACAAACGTAACAATCGCATCAACAGATAATGCTTTGGCTGCAGGCCCGTTGACAGTCGCATCTTCAGTAACACTCACTGTTAGTGGTAACTTGACAATCGTATAGGGGATAGAGAATGGCATCAACATTAACAGTATCAGAGGCAAATGTAAACACAATTGCAAATTTAAGTGGTACTACAGCGGCAACTATTGATAGTGCTGGTCGTATTCTTCAACCTGCTAAACCATCATTTCTTGTGACGCCAGGCTCAACAGTTAGTTTAACAGAAGGCAATGGCCACATGATTTTGCCATTTGATAATGCGATATTTGATATTGGAGGTAACTATAATACTTCAAATAATCATTATGTTTGTCCAATAGCTGGTGTCTATTTCTTTGCGTTAAATGTAAGATTTGATAGTGTTGCAAGTGGCGGATATCTAAGAGGTTTAATATATAAAGGAACAGATGCTGCTACAGTTACAGGCCCTTGGAACAATGCCAGCGGTAGTTTGGCCAGTATAACTGATGGTCAGGGTACGTCATATCATTCAATGACCTGTTCTGGTTATATGCAATGTAATGCGGGCGATATTATTACACCTATGGGTGGACATAATGTTGATGCATCAATAAGCGTTCAAAGTCAAAGCCAGTTTTCTGGTGCTTTAATAGGATAGTATAATGAGTACATTAAATGTAAACACAATTGCAAACGCAACCGGCACTACAGCGGCAACTATTGATAGTGCTGGTCGTATTCTTCAACCAACAAAACCAATTTGGTATGCAAAACCAACTGGGGTTTTAAACAATCAAGATTTAACGTCCTTAACAAAGCTTACTTTAGGTACTGAGCTAATAGATACTGCTAATGCTTATAATACAACAGACAGTAAATATGTAGTTCCTGTAACTGGTTACTATGCAGTCCAATGGCAAGCATATTTCACCGGCACCGGCACAGGCGTAACTGTTGTTTCTGGACGCCTAAACTTAAATGGCTCAGGTAATCGGTATGGTACAGTAAATGATCCTCAATCAGGCGGCGCTGTTTCTACTTCTTTATCTACAGTTAGTTATTTTTCGGCAGGTGATGAGTTAGAAGTTTATGTACAAGTAACAGGCGATACCACAGTTAGCATAAACATCAACTCTACTTTTTTCAGTGGATATTTAATAGGATAGTATAATGTCAGATGTATCACACGCACTACAAGAATTAGGATATGGGGGTTGGAAACTAAAAGGCGACCCGACAAACGCAGATGAGTTTGCAAGTTCATT